TTTATTGTTCATTAAGGCGGATAGAAGGAAATATCTTGTTGTGATGAGCTTGGAGAAGTTTATTGATATGATTAAAATGGGAGGAAATAAAAGTGAGTAAAGAGGATATAAAAGAAAAGATCTTGGAGTTGAGAAGGTTAGGGGGCTCTATAAGTATGATAGCCTTTAGGTTGGGCGTACCTCCCTCTTTTGTGAGGGAGATAATTGAAAAAGATAAAAATAAGAGAAATAAGAATAAAAGGGGCAATATTTATAAAAATAAAGAGAAAATTGAAGTTGAAAAAAATAATGAAGAGGTTGAAGAGGTAAATACTAAATATAAAAAATTGATTTTGGAGGTTAATGAGTGGGATCTTCATAGATTTATGAGGATTAAAAGAGAATATGAAAAAAAGTTAGGAAACGTAAGTAATGAATACGTATTTTTGAAATTGTTGAGTGTTTTTGAGAGAAAGGAAGAGATAGAGAAAAAAGAAAAAATCTTAAAGGGGGTAGAGGGGTGAAGTATAGTGAGCTTCTGATGAGAGAAAAAGAATATAAAGAAAGAATTGAATTCCTAAAAGGACTTTCTGGAAATAATGTATATGAAATAAGTAATTGTAATGATTTGCTGGAAGATATAGGGGTAGAGATAAAAATAAATAGTGAGAAGGAAATAAATAAGCTGTTGTATTGCCTTGTGGAGCTTCTTTCAGAAGAGAATTTTTATTATGTGTGTCTTAGGTATGGGATTGGTGGCGGGGATAAAAGAAGTTATGGAGAGATAGCAAAAATAATGAATAGAAAGAGCGGAGGAAGTATAGGGAGACAAATTAGGAGTAGTGTGAGGAGTCTGAAAGATAGGAAGGTAGAAATAAAGAGGAGAATGGAAGCATGAGGATAGAAGGAAACAAGATAAATACTTCTTTGAAAAAGAGAGAATATAAATATTGGGAGAGCGAAATAAAGAAATATAAGGAGTATAAAAGGAGAATAGAGGAGATGGAGAAATATAGTAATGGAGAGAATTCATATTACTTCAGAAAACATTATGAGAGAATTAAGGAATTATGTAGTGTGATAGAACATGTTTATTGTTTAAGTGGGAATTTAGAAAAAAAATTTATAGAGGAATATTTTTGGAGTAATAAAGATATGGGAGAGGCTTGTCTAAAATTGAATATTACACTTGATATAGGGAGAAAAGTTAGGCTTATGGTGATAAAGAGGATTTTGGAAAATCTTGGATTTATAGAAGATTAATTTTTTTTATGCAAAAATCTCAAAAATAAAAAAATTACAAAAACGTATTGACAGGAATTTTTATAGGTATATNATATAAGTAAAATAAACTTAAACGGGAGGTATAAAGAAATGAGAAAATATAAAGTATGGATAGTTAGAGAGGAATATTCAGATTGGGATGATGATTGGGATGATGTTAATACTGTTTATTATGAGGAAAAAAAGAAATATATATTAGTTGACCAAGATATTATTTACCCAGGGGATTTTGAGGACCTTATTTCATGGGCTTCTCATTATATTTCAAAAGAGGAAGCCTTAGAGATTGCACAAAAATTTGAAATACAATATGAAGTAGAGATAGAACAGGGAGAAAAAGAGATAAAAGATCTCCCTATTAGATATTTCAACCCTTATTTTCCATATAAAGAGGGAATGACTTTATATTCTAAAGATGTTATAAAAGCAATTGAGGAAAGGGTAGATAGTGTAATAAAGGAGAAAAATAAAGAGGAAGAAAAAGAAGAGGAAACAGAAAATGAGGAAACAGAAAATTTGGAAGAGAAACTGTTTAAGGCAATATTTGGAGATAAAGAGGAAAAAGAACCTTCATATCAATTATACACATTTTATCCTTATGGAACATTTCCAGAAGGAGAGATTTTAAAAGATCATAAGGTTATTACATTTGAAAATTCTACTGGAAGGTTTATAGGAATGGTAGTAGTAAAAGAAACAGATAGATATGTAGAAATCACTGTCCCTGATGAGTATAAGGGACAGGTAATAGGTAAGGCTGGAGCTAACATTAAGAAAATTGTTGAGAAATACAATATCCAGATAAAAATAAAATAAAAAAAATTACAAAAACGTATTGACAGTATTTTTTATAGGTATATAATATAAGTAAAAATAAACTTAAACGGGAGGTATAAAGAAATGAAAAAAGAGATTATCAGTGTAAAAGGAAAAAAGGTTCAGGTAGAATTGGTCCCAGATTATCCAAGAAATTGTATTGTAAGAATTACATTTGAAGGAAAGACATATGATGGAATGTTGCAAGATTGGAGAGGGGGAAGATCAAAGGCACAATACCCTGGTATCTATTTTAAAATGAATGGTCAAGAGATATATATGCAAATATCTGTAAAAGATTATGAAGAGCTAAGTAAAGAAGCAGAGGAATTAATGGAAGAGGCAAAATTAAATTTTGTCGTAAAGAGAGAAGATACAACTATAGATGCTGATGGTTATGAAATACCTACTATAAGATATAATCATATTCCTGTAATCCCTGAAGATAAGAATGGAGAATTCATTAATTCAGAAAGAGTTAAAGATATGTTAGTTAAAGAGAATATAAAAGAGATTACTATAAGGGATCTCATAAATCTCTGGAATACTAAATACGCTGACAGCCACAAAAAGGCAATGGATAAGGTAAAAGAGATTTATAGAAGGATGTATGAAAATGATAAGATAGAGGTTGGAGAAGAGCAAGCACTAAAGAATTTATTTGGAGACAGCAAGATAGAGAAAGAAGAGAGAGAATTTGAAAGAAAGGGAGAGGGGTAAGTCCCCTCTCCTAAAAAATAAAAAAAGGAGGTGAAAAAGAATGTTATATCTTACTAATACTTTTACTTTAGGAATGTTGGAGAATGCTCAGGGAGTATTCTCCTATAAAAGAATCTCCCTTGATGAGGCAAGGGAGAAAGTAAAAAATAATGGATATATTTCTGCTGTAGGTCATCAGGCAACGGCGCAACTTATGTCTATACTCTTGGGGGTTGATGTTCCTTACAATAGAATACAAATCAAAACAAATGCTGGAGATGAGATTCTTGTATGTCAAATTCTCGTCAGGCTTGAGGAGGGGAGGGTCCTCACGCTTGATGAGATGATAGATTTATATAATCAAAATAAGATTAGTTTCTATCTTGTAGAGGTAGCTCAATGAAGAGCTACCTCTTTATTTTTTTTAAAAGGGAGGTAGAGAAAAATGGAAAAGATAATTGAGAAAGTGAAAAAGGAAATTGAGAATTATAAGGAATGGGAGGAAAAAATCTGGGCTGAAAAATCAAGGATAAATATATTATTGAAGGGAAAAAGGGATAAGGTCAAGGAATTAAAAGAGAAATATTTGAAATTACAGGAGGAGATAAGAGAGAGGGGTAAGGAAATATTGATTGAGGCAGGGTTCAAGATCAAGACTCAAGAATATACTTATGAATATATAAATCCTGTATCAGAAAAAGAAAGGCTTGGAACAGGGCAAAGAGAAATAATTATTGATAAGGATGGAAAAGAGACTATCTACCAATTGTTTTTGAATTTTGAAATGAATGGAAAAAGATTTGGAGAAAACCCAAGACATCCCTACCCTTGGGGCAGGTTGTATTCTGAATATAAAGAAAAGGTTGAGGAAATTGAAAAAGAAATTGAAAAAGCAGATAAAGAAATGAAAGAGGCTGAAAAAGAGCTTGAACCAAAGTTGGAGAAGCTTAGGAAAGAAAAGTATATCATTCAGGATCCTGAAATAAGAAGAGTATTCAATTTAAGAACAAATGAAGTTTTCTATCATGTCTATTATGAAGCTGATCCGTATAATGGTTATTTTGGCGGGATGGGATTGGATGAGAGGAGATTTTTGGAATTAGCTTTAAAATATCCCCAAATAATTGAGATGGGTCTAAAATTATAAGATAAAGGAGGTGAGAAGGGTTGAAGAGAATTATACTGGATAGGTTTGATTTGGCTGATATCCCCTACCCTGCTTTAAGGGTGGGGGTGATGGCTGTAAGAAAAGAGGATATTGAAAAAATGATCGGAGATAGAGAGGTTATAGGATATATACAGGATAAGGAGATATTGGAGGAAGTAAGAAAAATAATCAAGGTAAATAATAATTCCAGTATGAAACAAACTCTTGGAGAAGCGGATGATATCTATTTTGTAAGTTGGAGAGAAGTGGAAGGGAGAAGGGTATTGCAATTCTGGACTATCAGGTTGGAGTTTTTACCCCTTTTGGATTTGTATTCAAATTTCTTTGATGAGGAATAAAAAGGAAAGGAGAAGGAGAGATGAGTAAAGGAATAAATATGTTTAAGTATTATGCTGGAATTCTGAAAAATCCTGAGATTATTCAGAGAGGTGTAAGAGAGGTATTTAAAGAGATTGGATTACCCACTATGGAATTTGCTTATGGAGATACTTTTATAAGAGAGGACTTAGAAAAGTGGGCAAAAGAAAGAGGGTATAACTTAGATAAGGGTAGAGTAATGAATCAGAGATGGAAAATTCAGGAGATATTTCAAAAAATTGAAAAAGGAGAAATATCTCTTGAAAAAGTAGAAATGATATTGGAGGATGTAAAGGAAAAACTTGGGAAAATAATGGATATAGAGATGGAAAGTGATTACTTGATTAAATTTACCCCTGAAGGTTTTAAAACTATAGGAAAAGGAGGAGATTGAAAATGAGAATTTGGACAAGTAGGAATGATGTATATAGAGCGGTAAAAACATTGAAGGATATTTATAACAGAGAAGGGAAAATACCGACTGAATTGATTGAGGCGTATAGGGAGATAATAAAGGGTGGATTGAAGGGGCAAGTGGCTTTCTTTTTTGAAAAACTGAATGAAGAGTGTCCAGAATTGGTGAAATATTTTGTGAAAGATGAGGGGTAAAAGTTTTTATCCCTCAAAGATATGATATAATATAGATGATACTAATTAGCTTTTAAGTATAGAAGGGTATCAGCTACAGCAGTAAGTCCAGTAGTTCATACCTCCCGTTTAACCCCTCTGGGGAGAAATCTTCAGGGGGGTTTTTGTTTTTATAGGGGTGTATTCAAAAAATCGTGTGAAATAAACACTTTTATTGTGTTATGAGGTATAGAAGGAGTGAAAGGAGGAGAGATTTTGACTAATAAGGAGAAAATAAGGGTTGAATGTGCTTATGATGAGATGGTTGCTTTGAAGGATTTGAAACCACATCCTAAAAATCCTAATAAGCATCCTAAGAAACAATTGGAATTATTAAAAAAAATAATTGAAAAGAATGGGTGGAGAGTTCCTATCACGGTCTCAGAGAGAAGTGGATATATTGTCAGGGGGCATGCTCGGTATGAGGTCGCTAAAATGCTAAAGATGGAAAAAGTTCCTGTAGATTTTCAGAGGTATGGGTCGGAGGAAGAGGAATTATCTGATCTTCTGGCTGATAATAGAATCTCCGAATTGGCTTCTATTGATAAAGATGAGTTGAGAGAGATATTAGAGGAATTATCTAATATTGAGGATTTTGATATTGAACTAACTGGATATACTTCTCAGGATTTGGAGAAATTGATGGAGAAAAAAGAAGAAGACCCCGAGGTGGAATTTACTCAGGAATTGTTGGAGGAACATAATTATGTGGTTCTGTATTTTGATAATGAAGTGGACTGGCAACAGGCTTGTTCTCTTTTTGATATCAAGACTGTCAAATCTCTGGACGAGGAGAAATGGAATAAAGGAAAGAGGAGAGGAATAGGAAGAGTTTTAAATGGAAGAGAAGCAATAAATAAAATCCTGAGGGCGAGGGGTAAGGAATAAGTGAAAATCAGTATCGCTATACCTTCGTATAAAAGGGCTAATGATGTGAAGACTAAGAAATATGTAAAGAAGGCTAAATACTATGTTGATGAGGGGGAGGCGGAGGAATATAGGAAATATAATCCTGATATTGAGATTGAAATTTGTCCCAAAGGGGTACAGGGGAATATTGCTCGTGTAAGGAATTATATACTCAGGACTGAATTAGAGAAATATAAGAATGATGCTGTTCTCATGGTGGATGATGATTTGTTAGGAATTTATTACTTTGAGAAGGGTGAAAGAATTCTTTTGAAGAGTGAAGAGATAGATGTTTTCTTGGAGAAATATACTCTTATGGCTAAGGAGTTAGGAGTTTATCTTTGGGGGATAAATTGCGTGAATGATAAACAGGCATATAGGGAGTATACTCCATTTTCTCTTATTTCTTATATTGGTGCTCCTTTTATGGTTTTTCTGAGGGGGAATGAGTGTTTTTTTGATGAGAGAATACCCCTCAAGGAGGATTATGATATGACTTTACAGCAATTGAATAGATATAGGAAGGTTTTAAGGGTGAATAAATATCATTATGAAGTTTTGCAGAGTAAACAACCTGGCGGGTGTGCTTTGATGAGGAATGTAGAAGAGGAAAGAAGGCAATTTGAAATCCTTCAGAAAAAATGGGGGAGTAAGATTGTTAGGCAGGATAGACAAAAGAGGTCGCATAATACTGATAAGGATAGGAAGATTTTTGATTATAATCCTGTAATTATTCCACCTATTAGGGGGATTTAATGGAGAAAATTATTATTTATCAGGTTCAAGAGGACTTGTTTGCTTTGGAGGAGTATAAGGGGCAAGTTCAGAAATTCNATCATACTAATGATAAAGTTGGAAATATGCTAATGGCTTTTCAGTTCAAGTATTATTCTCAACATTTTGAAAAAATCAGAATGGTCATAAATGTTCTAAAAGAATTGCTAAATATGGAAATTGCTATTGGAATTCCATCCTCAAAAAAGAGAATAAATAATATTCAAAAAGTATGTGATAAAGAGGTCAGGCTGATACCTCTTTATGATAGGGTCAATCATCGGGTCGGAGGAGCTTTGAATTATCAAGAGGAGAAGGAAAGAATAAAGATAGAAGGGGATATAAAAAAATATAAAAGGATACTTCTTTGTGATGATGTAAAGACTACTGGTAGGACGTTAAGACTATATGAAAATCTCTTAAGGGAGATGGGAGTAGAGGATATAAAGAAATTTGTTATTGGGGCTGTAAGACAAAAAGGAGATTTGTGGAATGAGAAGTATATCATAGTGGAAAGGGATTTCTTAGATGGAATGAGTTTGAATTTTGAGGATATAGATGATGAGTGGGTGATCTGGGGGTATGGAGATAGAAAATAAAATCATACTTGGAGATTGTATTGAGGAATTAAAAAGAATACCTTCTGAAAGTATAGATTTGGTCATAACTGATCCACCTTATTTTATTTCTCAGGCTGGGGGAAAAATATCAAGGAATTATCAACATTATAAATGGAAGAGAAATTCTGATATTTTGTTAGATTTCGGAGAATGGGATAGAGAATGGAATGGGATAGAGGAATATATAGGATGGACTGAGGAATGGTTCAAGGAAGTGGTTAGGGTAATGAAAAAGGGGGCTTGGATATATATATTTTTTGATAAGCAAAAGATTGGAATATTTGATTTGATTTTGGCACCAAAGTATGGAATAAAGTCAAGGACTGTATTTGTATGGATCAAGTCAAATCCTACTCCATCCTTTAGGAAAGTGAATTGGGTAAGTGCTACTGAATTTATTTGGGTTGGGAGTAAAGGAGATAGTAAATTGAAAAATTTCAAGCTTCAGAAGGAAATGAATAATTATTTTATACATCCAAATGGGAGTTCATATAAAGAGACTAATCATCCTACGGAGAAACCTATTAGGATTATTCAACATTTTATTGAGTGTTCAAGTAATGATGGGGATCTTGTTTTGGATTGTTTTGCTGGAAGTGGTTCTGTCGGAGTTGCTTGTATATTGTCAGGGAGGAAGTATCTCTTGATTGAGAAAAATAAAGAGTATTTTGAGATGATGATGGAAAGAATAAGAAAATATCAGTATCAGGGGAGCTTGATATAAATGGGGGATAAGAAGGAAAAAGGCAAGAAAAAAGAGAAAAAAAATAAAGGTGGAAGAGGAAGTAAATTCTCAGAGGAGATTGTCAGAAAATTGATCGCATCTATACAAGCTGGAAACTATATTGAGACTGCTTGTCGTTATGCTGGAATTTCTCATACTACTTTTTACAGATGGCTTGAGAAAGGAGAAAAATCAAGGTCTGGGAAGTTTCGTGATTTTGTTAGACAGATAGAGGAGGCTTTAGCTATTTCGGAGCAGAAAATGGTTCTGGAGATAAATAAGGCTGAGGATTGGAGGGCTAAGGCTTGGCTTTTGGAAAGGAGGTTCCCTGAAAGATGGGGGAGAAGGGATTTTGTTCAGATGGAGCATAAAGGAGAAGTCAATCTCAAGAATGAAATTATATATGATGAGGAGGTTATTGAGTTAGTTGATAAACTCACTAAGAAGTTATCAGAGTAAAGAGGATATCTTGAAATTATCTCCTGCTGGGCTGGGAGTTCTCTATACTAAAGGTCAATGGGTCTATGCTGATCATCTCAGGCTTCTGAATAGACTTCTTTTGAAGGTGGTGAATGGAGATATAAAGAGGCTTATCGTATCTTCACCACCAAGACATGGAAAATCTATGATGATTTCTCAGTTTTTACCTGCTTGGTATATTGGGACTTATCCTGAGAAAAAAATAATTCTTGCTACTTATGAGGCTGATTTTTCTGCAAGCTGGGGGAGAAAGGCAAGAGATGTTTTAGAGTGGAGTAAGGATTTATTTGGGGTGAAATTAAGAGAGGACTCATTAGCTTCTTATAGATGGGAGACTGAGGCGGGTGGGGGGATGTTTACCGCTGGAGTTAGAGGGGCTATCACTGGAAAAGGCGCTAATATCCTTATCATTGATGATCCTGTAAAAAATTCTGAAGAGGCTCGTTCTAAGACAATAAGGGAAAAAATATGGGATTGGTTCTTGTCTACTGCTTATACTCGTTTGGAACCTGATGGGGCTATCATTATTGTCATGAGTAGATGGCACTTTGATGATCTTGCTGGGAGATGTATAGAGGAGTTGAAAAATGAAAATTGGCTTGAGATAAAACTCCCTGCTATTGCTGTAGAGGATGAGGATTTTGGAGTTCTGAAAAGAAAAAAGGGAGATCCTCTTTGGAAGGAAAGATTCCCCCTTGAGAGATTAGAGGAAATAAAAAGGAGTCTTGGAAATTATTGGTGGAATGCTCTTTATCAACAATCACCTTCTCCTGAAGAGGGGGGAGTTATCAAAAGAGAATATTTCAGGTATTTCAGGGAGGAAGGAGAATATTTCGTTTTGGAGGAGGAGAGAGGAGAGAGGGCTATCCATAAAAATAGCTGTATTTATATCCAGACTATTGATTTGGCTATATCTCAAAAGGAAAATTCAGATTTCACTGTTATAGGGACTTTTGCTATTTCAAGGGAGGGGGATCTCCTTGTTTTGGATATGTTCAGGGGGAGAGTGGATTTTGCTACTCAGAAAAGGCTTATCAAGGAATATTTTAAAAGATATAAACCTTCCTATATTGGAGTGGAGAGTGTAGCTTATCAGTTGGCTATGGTTCAGGAGTTGAGAAGAGAGGGACTACCTGTCAAGGAATTGAGGGCTAAGGGGGATAAAGTCGGGAGGGTTCTTAGTGTAGCTACTCGGTATGAGGCTGGGAAAGTTTTTCATAAATTAGGGGCTATCTGGCTGGATGATTTTGAGGATGAAATATTGAGATTCCCTAATGGGGAGCATGATGATATGGTTGATGTTCTTTCTTATGCGGGGATAGAGGCGGGGAGTCTTGGAGAGGGGCTTCCTGATGAGATAAAAAATTTATTGAAAGGAGTAAAGTTCTATGAGTGAAAATAGGGGAATATGGGGGAGAATTAAGAAGGCTATGGGGGAGATATCTCAATTGAGGTATTCTCCTACTGTTATCTATCCTATCGGAAATTACTCTCTGGATTCGTATCGGGTGGACTATAAGTTGGCTCGTGAATTGTATAGGAATATAAATGATAAGTATAAGTTGGGGGCTGGTTTTGTCAAACCTATCATCAATACTACTGTTGGGTTTATGGGAGTTCCTCATTTCTCTCATAATGATATAGAGGCTCATATGGTTCTGGAGGAGTGGAGTGATAGGTGGAGTGGAAAAATGATTAGGATAAATAGAAATACACTCAGGGATGGGGACTGTTTTGTCAAGCTGGAGAGGATTCAGGATAAGTATGTGGAAAATAAATATAGGCTTGAAATGAAGATTATACCTCCTGAATTTGTTATCCCTATTCCTGATGTGATAAATGGTGGATTTCTGGAAGTTATCATCTATCATCCTGTCCCCCTTTATGATTCTCATGGGAGAATAATCGGAGAGGCTAAGCTGGTAGAGAGGATAAATAAAAATGAAATAGAGTGGAGTGTAGAAGGAAATGTCCCAAGAGAATTATTGTCTTATATGGGAAAGGATATAAATAGGTGGGGGATTGTTCCTATTGTTCATTTCAAAAATGAGGCTGAGGAGAATAATCTCTGGGGATTGAGTGAAATTGAGGCTGTAGAACCTTTTCTCAAGGCTTATCATGATACTTTTCTTTTTGCTATTCAGGGGGCTAAGCTTTTTGCTCGTCCAAAAGTAAAGTTTTCTCTCAGGTCTGTGGACAAATTTCTCAGGGATAATTTCTCTGAAGAGGAGTTGAGGGAGGGGAGGATTAGATTTGATAATAAAGAGATATTCTTTCTCTCAGAAGGGGATGATGTGTCGTTTATAACTACGGACTCTGGATTAGAAGCTATCACTACTCTTCTAAAGTTTATCTTTTTCTGTATTGTGGATGTAAGTGAGACTCCAGAATTTGCTTTTGGGACTGCTGTTCAATCCTCTAAGGCTTCTGTATCTGAACAAATGATACCTTTGGCAAGAAAGATAAGGAGAAAGAGAAATATTTTTGAGGAGTATTACAAAGAGCTGTCGGAGATGTATTTATATATGTGGAGTTTATCAGAGGGGAGAAAATTAGACTCTTATGAGGTAGATATAGGCTGGGATGAGGTTAACCCACGGAATGATAAAGAAATTGCTGAAGCTATAAATAATCTTATGAATGGATTGAGTAAAGGGGTAGAGACTGGGCTTATTTCTCTTCAATCCGCTTCTGAATTTTTAAGAGACTATATCCCTTCTATGCTCCCTTATCTTGATGAGAGTGGAGATGATGATGAGAGAAGGAGAATTGCTAAAGGATTTGTCTTGAGACAGAGATTGGAGGATGGGCAAGGTTTGGAATTTGAGGAGTAAGGGAATAACTGATGGGGAAAATCTTCTCTGATGATGAGTTGAAAAAAATTACTACAGAGGAATATCGGGAGTATCTTCTTGCTGGGAGAAGGGCTTATCTCAATCAGGAGTATAAGACTGTTGAGGAAATTAAAAATATTTATAAGGAAGTATCCTTCAAGCTTGAAGGGTTTATATCAAAATTTGAAAAGGGTTCACATATAGAAAAGGAATGGAGTAGGGTAAGGGAGAGTATAGATAAGCTTGTTGATGGACTTAATGATGATACTTTCAAATCTCTGTATAGGGGTATTCGGGGGATATGGCAGTTCAAAAATCAGGAGACTAAACAAATTCTCAATATTGCTCGGATGGGGGCTTTTATTCATGGAGATTATGAAGGATATGTAAATGGATACACTGAAAGAGCTTTATTGTCATTCATGAATAGGACTTATAAAGATGGGTTGAAAGTGTCGGATAGGGTATGGAGGGTGGGAGAGGATGCGAGGAGAGAGCTATATACTGCTATAAGGAATGGAGTTGCTCAGGGTCAAGATCCGAGAGAGTTGGCTAAGTCTATCAAACATCTTCTCAATCCTGATGTTGCTACCCCTCTTAGGTCTGAGACTCGGAAAAAGTTGGGAGTGTCTAAAGATGTCCCTATGGAAGCTATGAGGTTGGCTGTCACGGAATTACAAAATGCTAATTATGAGGCTACTATTGGGGCTTATTCTTTATCTCCTCTCTATCAAGGGATTTACTGGAGGCTATCCTCTAATCATCCTATTGAGGATATATGTGATGAGTATGCGAGTCATAATGGGGATGGATTTTGGGAGAAGGGGAGTGAACCCACCAAACCCCACCCTTGGTGTCGGTGCATAGCTGTTCCTAAGCTTCTATCTCCTGAGGATACCGTAAAGACTATGAGGGAGTGGATAAAAGAGCCTAATTCTCATCCTGATATAGAAAAATGGTATCAGGAGAATAGAGGGTGGTTTTTTAAGGGGGATGGGAAAATACCACCCTCTCCCCCACCCTCTCCTAATCCTGTTCCACCCTCTCCTAATCCACCGAGAGGTGGGAGAGGGAAAAAGAAAGAAATGACTATGGAGGAGATACTTGCTGAAAGAAAAAATAGGACTGAGAGAGAGATAGAAAGATATAAAAGTATATTGCTTTCTGAAAGAGAACCGCTTCCTGAAAAAACTATTAAGGAGATAGAAGATCATGTCAAAAAGAATAAGTTTTATAAGGCTAAATCTTTGAGGGAGGCGGAGGAATATGCTAAAAGGCTTGGGCTATCTTTTTGCTTTTATGAGGAGGATAAATTGGATTTAGGGGTTGCAAATGAGATAAATATGGCTTTCTATCAATTTGGGCAAAAATTTGATTTGAAAAACTATCAGGCTTTAAGGGGATATTTGGATAAGCATAGGGTTGCCTTTATGTTGAGTATAAGGGGAAATTTGAAGTATAGAGGGTATACTGCTGAGGATTTTTTTGGTGAGAGGGGCTTAATCAAGGAGGCAGTAAAAGACTTGGATAGTTTTTTCTGGAGAAGATTTCAAGATAAATTGAGGGAGTTGGAGCATGCTAAAGGGACTTGGGCATTCTATTGGGGTACAGGAAGAGTTGTAGGGGCTGGGGTAGAGATTAGATTAAGGACATTACAATATCTTGAGGCTGAAATAATGAATGCATCATTAACAAATGATTGGGTCGGTAATTCTCATAAAATGAGACATATATATTTTCATGAGATTGGGCATTCTTTACATTACTATTTGAGGGATATTATTCAGGATTTCTTTGGGGATGCGGAGATCCTAAATATATATAGAGAGCTAATGAGTGTCTATAGAGGGAATATGAATGAGTTATATGCTTTGGTATCAAAATATGGAATGTCCACTCCAAATGAAATGGTGGCTGAGAGTATAGCTGGGTATTTTGCCTGGAAGCTTGATGATGCTCCTAAGCCGAGTGAGACTGTGATTGAGATAGCTCAAAAGCTTTTACAATTTATATATAAGAAAAAACCTGAAGTATTTAAGGGGAGTAGTAAAGAAATTGAATATCTCATAAAAGATATTGTTAAAGGGGGTGATTAGGGTGAGTGGAATAATCATTTATAGGAATCCTACGGGGGCTAATCTTTTAAAGGGGAGAGATGGGAGATGGGTGTCAAGAAGTAATCAGGGTGTATTCAAAAATGAGGGTGAAATGGTCATAAGTATTATGGTAGAAGATACACAGAAGGATAAAAGGGGGGAAAAAGATGGATCTAAGTAAAGTGATAGAAAGAATAATGGGGCATACGGGTCTGGGGTTCTGGAGTGGAGTAAAGTCTGAGGCTAATAGATATATAGATGAGAGAATTTCAAATGTAAGAAAATATCTGAAAGAAAGGCAAAATGTGAAAAGAAGTAATAAAGAGAAATATTCAAGCTCTCCCAAGATGGCTAATAAAGGGGGTTAGAAAAGAAAATGGCTCTGAAAATAAATAAAAGTAGAGTAAGTTCAAAATCTTGGGGTGAGGTAGATAAAAGTAGGATATGGAGAAGGCTCAAGGAAGGGCTTCAGGAAGGAGAAGAGGGAGTCAAGGAAGCTATAAGGGAAATGTATGCTGTTGTAAAGGCTGAGATAAATCAGGACTTGACTCTGGCTAATTGTTGGGGTCCACATCATGAAATTATCGGGGATGAGGTAGTTCTGAATAGGGCGGGAGTTATAGCTTCTGCTCAAGCTCTTGCGGGGGCGAGGGCTGAACCTAATTTGACTGATGAGGAATGGGAAAAGGCAAGAAGGCATATTGCGAGGCATTATAGGGAGTTGGAGATGGAATTACCTGATGTTTTAGGTGGAGAGATGTATATGGAGGCTTCTATAGAAGGAGAGATGTCTATAGAGGATATACCTCTGGCTTCTTGGGTAAATATTGAGGAGTTGAAAAAAGGAGATGATGATCCTCTTCAGGTTATTGTGTCTATACCCGCTGGGAAGTCCAAAAGGGGGTGGGCTTACTCACCAAAGGCTCTTCAGAGGATTGTGGAGGCTGTGAATAGCCAGGGACTACCTGGCGGGTTAGGACATCAGAAGGCTGAAGAGGTTAATCATGAGTTTCTTATTCCTGCTACACACTGGATTGGGGCTAAGTGGGATGAGGAAAAGAAAACTGCTTATTTTAGGGGGCTTATTGATAAGTCCTTCCCTGATTTGAAAAGATGGATAAAAGGAAATGCTATCAGGACTGTGTCTATTTTTGGAATACCCACCCTTAAAAAGAATTCTCTGGGAGAGATAGAGGTTGTTGATTATCAACCTCTGTCTATTGATTGGACACCTCTTGGGAGGAATGGGATGGATACTAAGATTGTTGCTTTAGGTGAAATGGAAAATTTTAATGAGGAGGGAGAAAAAGAAAAAATGAGTAAAGAGGAGATTTTAGAAAAAATTAAGGAATTAAAAATACCTATCGGGGAGATAGCAGAGTATATGGGAGATAAGAGATTATCTATTGTTGGGGAGCTTCAGGAAGTTCTGGGAGTAGAAGGGGAGGATATCGTAAAAGAAGTAAGAAAAATGAAGGAGATGGTTCAGGAGATAGAGGAGAATAAGAGGAAAGAGATTTTAGATAAAGTTGTAGGAGAAATGGTTAGTGTGGAAAGTTTAAGAGGTTTAATCAAAAGGATGGTGAGTAAAGATGTAAAGGATGAGGAGAGTATAAGAAAGGCTGTTGGAGAAATTTTGGAGATGGAAGAGATAAAGAAGATAATGGGAGAGATCTTTGTTGATAAAAAGGTCAATCCTATTATTGTCAATACCGAAAATCAATTAAAAACCAAAAAGGTAAAAATATAAAGGGGGAGTGTGAAAATGGCGAGAAAAGTGTCTAATGAGAGAAGTGTAAAGGTAAGTGTCCCTGCTAATACTACTATTGAGGCGGGGGATTTTGTTTATTTGGGTGGTTTTTTGGGAATGGCTCTTAGCTCTGTAAAAACTGGTGCTGGAGAGACTTCAGAGGTTGTTTTGGAGATAAGTTCAGGAGTATATGAAATTGAAGATTCTAAGATTGAAGGGACTTTAACAAAAGGTGAAAAAGTATATTTCAATCCTGAGACTGGGAAATTTACTAACTCTTCTACTGATACTATTTTAGCGGGTGTAGTAGTTGATGTGTTTAATGGCGGAGTCTATATTTGGTTTAATCCTGTTTTAGCTTTGATATAAGGGGGTAAAGAAAGATGGTGAAGATAATTAGTATTGATAGTTTAAAAGAAGAAAGAAAAAGAGGGGAGATAATTGAGAAAATCCCTATAAAAATAGGGAGTAAGATGGATTTCGTTGAAAAGAAGTTGGTAAATGGGGAGATGGAATTAATCTCTCTTGATAAACCTATCGGTGAGATGTTTACTACTCCTGAGGGGATTGAGAATTTACTCAAGAAGGTTGCTTTGGATGTAGATTATGGAAGGGAGCAAGTTCCTTTACTTTATAAACCTATTTATCAGACTATTTCTAATCCTAATTTCCCAAGACTTGTTCCTATCAATGAGTTTGCTCAGGCAAGAGTTGTATTTTTAGAGCATTTAGAAGGTGAAGAGGTAAGGTTTGGTGATAGAGTAATTTATAAGGGTGATGGAGTTCCTATCAAGACTTATACCGCTGGATTTGATGGCTGGACTTTAGAAGTTGAGAAATTTGATGAGTTATGGAGAGTTGAGGAGTTGAATAGGGCTATTGGAGAAAGCTATAATGCTCTTCTCAATCATATTCATTTATATCCTATCATCTCCTATAATTATCCTGCTAAGAATAAGACTTCTGCATCTTCTGAGGGGGCTACTTATCTTGAGAAATTGAGAAATACCCTAAGGAATGCTCTTAAACACGCTAATCAAGATTTGAATAAAATTACAAACTCAAGGAGAAATCCTTCTATTCTTTTATGCTCTACTGCTAATCTTCAGGATATTCAGGAAGCTCTTGGAAGGATGGTAATTGGTGGGACTGAGTATGGGGCTTTAACTCAGATAAAGACTATAATTGCTTATGATGGTTGGAGTGTTCAGGTCGGGGCTAAAGAATATAAATATGATGGAGTTCCTGAAGGAAAATGTTATCTCATAGATCCTCAGAGATACTTCAAAGAGTTGATTAAGGCTGATCTGACTATTGAGTATGGAGAACCTAATACTACTCGTTTAGTCAGAGCTCCTATCGTAGCTTGGGCTATGAGGGGAGTATGGGCTTCTCCTGAGAATGCTGTTGAAGAGGTTAGCTTACCATAGGTATGAATATTACTCCTTATTTGATTGAGGAAGTTAGGTTGAAGTTGGGGGAGGGGATCTCTGTAGGGGGTGAGGGAGATTCCCTCTTCTCTGATTCTGAGATAATAAGAATCTTGGAAAGAAGTAATTCAATAAATGAGGCTCTATATCATTTATGGGTGATAAAAGCTGGAAAAGTGGTAAAGAATGCTGGAGAATTCAAGTCAGTCAGGGTCGGGGGAGAGACTTTAGAATTTCATTCAATAACTGATTATGTAAATTATTGTTTAAAGATGGCTGAAGTATATAGAGCTCTTTGGGATAAGGAAATAGATGAGAGCAAGATATCTAAAGCTATGGGGTTTTATGCTCCTAAGGTGGCTAATATAGAAGATGAGTAGTATTGAGAATTTAAGAAGGGCTCATAAAAAATTAATAGATTTCAATCCTTCTATCATTACTATCAAGAGGGAGAGAAAGATTGAAAAAGATGGGGGCTTGGAAATTATTCGGGAGGAGATAGGAAATNTAAGGGTAAGGATATTTCTGGAGGGGGAGCATGTTGTTCCCTCTCTTATCAGGGGGTTGGCTGGAGAAAAGGATATAGAAAGAAAATGGGGCTTGATTGCTGAGTGGAATGCTGATATTCAGGCTTCTCCTTATGTTCAAGATAGGTTTTCGTGTGAATTAGGGGATTTTGAGGTGGTTCAGGTATCGGAAATGATCTTTGGGGGAGAATGCTGGGGTAAATATGTGGAGTTAAGGAGGATAAAGTAGTGAGTGGGACTGGGTTGGGATATGTTGATAGAAAGATAATGGCTATATATCTCCTGATGGATAGTGTGAGGGCTGAGGCTGAAGGATATATGAAGTCTACTGCACCTTGGAAGGATAGGACTGGGATGGCGAGGCAAAATCTCAAGGCAACTATTGAATATGATAAGAATAAGATAAGACTTATCCTATCTCATGGAGTTCCTTATGGGTATTATCTGGAATACTCAAGAGGGGGTAAGTATGCTATTCTCAATCCTACTAAAGAGATTTATGTTGAGAGAATTAAAAAACTAATCAAGGAGCTTTTTAGAGAGAAGTAATGAGGGGGGCTTTAAGAAAAAAATTATTAGAGATAGAGAAGTTGGGGGGGAGGGTATTTGAAATTCAAGTTCCTGATAAAAATACCGCTAAACCCTATGTTGTAATCAAACAAGGGAATGATATAGCTTCAGAGGAGTGGATCGGATATAGAAGGATATATGAGATATATCCTTACCTCACAAGGACTTCATTCAGGGAATTGGATAAATTGGTAAAGGAAATAATTGAGAAGATTGATAGGAAAATAATAAGAGATGATGAGACTGGAGAGGCTTTTACCTGTCTATTGGAAAATGTTGGGGCTGATTTTGTGGATGATGATTGGAATGCTATAACTAAACCTATTACTTTTTCTGTTTTTGCTCTGAGGTATATAAGTGAGGAAGAGAGTCGGGATGATTGGTTGGAAATTTTGAAAAATTGGACTGCTCAGAATTATAATAATCTCTCTATTTATCTTGGGGTATTACCTACTGGGTATCAGAAACCGTGTATTATGTGGAGAAATGGAAGGAGTGTAATAGAAAGGGTTGGGGCTCTGATGATTAAAGAGGAGAGAGAAATTAGGGGGCATGTTATTACTCAAAATGTTCAGGAAGAGGAAGGGATATGTAGAGATATAGTTAACAAACTTAACCAAGCTATAAAAATAGGTGGAAGTAATGGATATATAAGTGTTAATGAGGCTAATTTTGATATTGGTAGAGATGTTTTTAGAGAGGGGCAAATCATTCTTAGGGCGAGTAGGATATCTTTAGAAAGGAGAGAGAATGACAAATTTTCAAAAGTTAAGACTGGGGGTGCAATAAAATGAGTAAAAAAGATTTAGAGGGATTAGAAAATATAAAGGAGGAGGTCATTAAAGAGGAATATTATTCAAAAAGTGAATTAAAATCATTATCAAGGGAGCTTTTTGGAGTAAATCCTGAGGTGTTGGAAGGAGCTTTATCGGGTCTACCTCAGAGAGATTTTACTATTTCAGAAACAAAAGATTTAATTGAAAAATTTTTAAAGAGGAAGGTGAGATAAGAAATGGCTGGAGGGATATGGAATCCTACTGAAAAACCTGTTTTACCTGGATTGTATTTGAATTTCAAGGCTTCAGCTTTAGCTTCTATTCAACCTGGTTCAAGAGGTGTGGTCGGGGCTGTAGTAAAGGCTCATTGGGGAAAGGTAAATGATATTGTGGAAATAAGTTCTGAAGCTGATATCATCAATAATTTCACTGATGATATTTCAAATGGGGCTACTGCTTATACTATTCTTAGGTTTATTCTTATGGGTGGGGCTAAGAAGGTAATTGCATATAGGGTTGCTGATTCTAATGTGGCTAAGGCTACTCTAACTTTGAAGGATTCCTCTAACAATAATATGATAAAGATTGATGCTAAGTATGAAGGAAGTAGAGGAAATAATTTTAAGATTGCTGTTCAGACTAATCCTGTAGACTCTAATAAAAAAGATGTAAAGTTATATGAAAATGCTACACTTCTCAAGACTTTTACTGTCCCTTCTGGAGCTGATAATATTGTAAATATCATTAATTCAGATCCTGAAAATGTGTGGATTGTAGCTTCTAAGGTTGATGATGGGACTGGGATTTTGGCTAATATCACTGCTACAGCTCTTACTGGTGGAAATTCAGGAATTGCTGGAGTTCAAGCTTCTGATTATGTCAACGCTATGGCTAAATTTGAGACTCAGGACTTCAATGTTTTTGTGCTGGATGGAGTAAGTGATAGTAGTATTCAGGCTTCCTTGAAGGCTTGGGTAGAAAGATTGAGAAATGAAGGAAAAGGAATAATTGCTGTAATCGGTGGTTCTAAAGATGATGATAAAAGTTCTGATGCTGTGAGTAAGGCTATTAGTCGTTCTACTTCTATGAATTATGAAGGAATAGTCAATGTTGGAGTTGGTGCTTATCTTGGAGGAGTTGAATATAGTTCAGGAGAGATAGCTTCTTGGGTTGCTGGGCTTATAGCTGGTCAGAAATTATCAGAATCTACTACTTATGCCGTTGCTCCCTTCTCTGATGTAAATAGGAGATGGACTAAGTCGGAAATGGAGACTGCTGTAAAGAATGGAGTATTCTTACTTTATCATGATGGGGAAAAAGTAAAATGCTTAAAAGGTATTAATACTCTTACTTCTCTCAGACAGGGTCAGAATGAGGCATGGAAAAAAATTAGGACTATCAGGGTCATGGATGCTATAAATTCAGATTTAGGCAAGACTGCTGAAGATTCTTATATCGGAAAGGTGAATAATACTGAAGAGGGTAGAAATGCTTTAATCGGGGCTTGTAAAGAGTATATGAGGACTTTGGCTCTTGGCGGGGTAATAGAGAATAAGGATTGGAATGTGTATATAGATCCTGATTATACTCCTCTCCCTGATGAGGTTTATATTAGGTGGGAGGCTAAGTTGACTGATGTAATGGAAAAAATCTTTGGGACTTTCATAGTGAAGTAAGGAGGTGAAGAGAGGTGTTTGTAGAAGAGGTTATTAATGGAAGCTATGGAGAAATCTATTTAGATGGAATCTTACTTGCATCTTTCAATGAATGCGAGGTAAGGGATGAGAAGGAATATGCAGAGATAAGAATACCTGGGACGAGAAGAGTGAAACATAAATTGATGAGTATTAAAGGGTCTGGGACTATAAGAGGATATAGAGTTATGACTGATATCGCTGAATTGAATATCATAAAGGATGATCAGAGTGATTATGTTGCTACATTAGAATTCTATCTTAAGGATCCTGAAAATTATGGGGCTAAGAAATGTAGAATATCAGGAGTAAAGTTCACGAGAAATGATTTATTCAAGTTTAAAGCTGGGGAGGTTGTTGAAGAGGAGTGGGAATTTGTATTTGATGAGGATCCTGAATTTTTTGAATAAGTGGAGGTGATAATTTGACTGATATTATCTCAAAAGAAGAGGATGCTTTACTGAAATTATTAGAGGTTGGAGATGTAGTCCCTGAGAGGGAGATCTTTATTAGGAGGCTTGGGATAAAGATAAAGGTAAAAGCCTTAAAGTCTAATGAGGTATATGAAATAAGAGAAAGAGCAATTATCAGGAATGAAAGAAAGGGGACTGAAAGATTAGATATTGAAAGGTTTAATGTGGCTTTAATAAAGAAAGCAACTATCTCGCCTGACTGGTCGGATAAGAGGTTGCTGGAAAAATATAATGTTCTCTCAGGGGAGGATGTGATAAGAAAGGTTCTGTTGGCTGGAGAAATTATTGAAATTGCTGATATAATACTGGATTTGTCTGGCTTCAATGAGGAATTTGAGGAAGTAAAAAACTCATAAAGGGAGGGGGGTTAGGTTATGCTTTGTATTTGTTATTCAAAAGACATAACCTACTCCCCTCCCAATTCTTTTCTCTTTCAAGAGGAGAGAGGATGTTTTTGTTGGCTTGTCTGGAGATTGAGATAGAGGAGGAAAAGAGAAGTGGCGGAGGAGAATAAGGCTGAGGCTATTATAGAGGTTGGAATAATAGGGGCTGAAGAGGCCAAGGCTATATTAGAGAATCTTGAGAGGTTAGTCAAGAAGCTGGATAAGAATGCTGAAGAGTTAGACTCTATGGAAGTAAATCCTAAAATCAAGGCGGATGATAAGGCAAGCACTCAGATAAATAAGATACAATCTTCTCTGGGAAAACTTGTTAATAAGGCTTATAACATTACTATCGGAGTAAAGGATAAGATATCTGGTTACTTAACTGGGATTAAATCTAAAATAAATAGTGCTTTTAGCTTACTGGCTTCTCCTATGGGGTTTATTGGTATCACTGCTGTTAGCGGAGGGCTGGGGGCTATGGCTAAGACTTCTCTTGATATTGCTGGAAATTTAGAACAAGTCAATATTGCTTTTTCTACTATGTTGAGGAGTGGAGAAAAGGCTAAAAAATTCTTGAAGGAGATAGAGGATTTTTCTATCAGGACTCCTTTTGAGATGACTGACTTATTGGAGAGTTCAAGGAAACTATTGGCTTATGGATTTAAGGAAACTGAGATTCTCCCTATTTTAGAGACTGTTGGAAATGCATCTGCTGGGTTGGGGTTGGGGGCTGAAGGAATAAATAGAATTACACTTGCTATTGGGCAAATGAGAGCTAAAGCAAAACTTTCAGGAGAAGAGATGAGGCAATTGGCTGAGGCTGGAGTTCCTGCTTGGAGATATATATCAAATGCTCTTGGGGTGTCTACTCAGGAGGCAATGAAACTGGCTGAGAGAGGACTTATCCCCGCTGAGAAAGGTATAAATGCTATACTGAGGGGGATGAGGGGAGATTTTGCTGGATTGATTGAAAGGCAATCAAGGACTCTTCATGGGTTGTTATCTACTCTCAGGGACTTTTTCAATCTCAAGATATTTGGGGCTTTTGGAGAGGGGTTGAGAAGGGGTTTATTACCGCTTTTGACTAATGTAGTTGATACTCTTACTAATAATAAGAAAAAGGCTCAGGAAATATACAGCACTTTCATGAGGCTTGGGGAGATAGTTGGAGGCTGGGTTGTCAGAGCTTTCAATTTATTTTATCAGGTAGTTAGTTATTTAGGAAAATCTAAGAATCTTGAGGATTTTGGAAAAAGATTGGGAGAGGGGATAAATAAAGGACTTGATAAGGTAAATGAGTGGTTGAAGGGAGAGGGAGGGGCTAAGCTTTTTGAGACTATAAAGAGTTTAGGGGTTGGACTGGGTAAGGCTTGGGTGAATGCTCTTAAGAATGCTTTCTTTAATGGGCTTAAAGATTTATTTTCAGGGAATTTCTTAGGGGCTTTCTTATCTTTTTCATTATTCAATTTTTTAGGAGGAGGAAAATTATTAGGGGGAGCTGGAGGAATTGTAAAGGCTATAGGAATAGGAAAGATTCTATCGGGTTTAGGCGCTGTCATAGGGACTCTGGGGACTAAGCTTTTTATACCTATCAAGCTTGGGTTTGATATATTCAGGATTTTCAAGGCTAAGAATAAAGGAGAGGCTCTGAAAAAGATAATTGGTGAATGGGTCGGTGGATTGGGAGGAATGAAGATAGGGGCTTTGATTGGGAGCTTAATTTTACCTGGAATTGGGACTGGAATAGGGGCTTTTATAGGACTTGTGTTAGGTTCTTTATTTGGGGGTAAATTAATCAATGGACTTATAAATCTTTTTAAAAAAATCAATTGGGTTGGGATTGGGATGAGTATTTTAGGGGGATTAAAAAAGTTAGGTATGTTCATGCTTTATGGGATAGGATATCTGATTGGATTGAGTATTAGGGGGATTGTGGAATGGGCAAAAAGTTGGTGGAAAGGTTTAATGGGGCTTAAAGATTTAGCTTTAAAAGGACTTGTTTTTATTTTTAATAAGATAAGGGAGTTTTTCAAAAATCCTCTTGGGAGTATTGTAGATATTGTTAAATGGCTTTTTGATATAGGAAAAAGGATTTTTCAGGGGCTTGTAGATGGGGTAATTGCTGGGGTTAAATCTTTGGGAAAAGTAGGTGAATTTCTATGGAATTTATTGGGCAAAGGAGTAGAGGGTGTAATTGAAGGTGGAAAGATAGTAGTAAAAGGTATAGAGAAAGGTTTAGGCTTGAATTATGAAAATATTAACAAAACTGATAAAAAGGAAATTACCCAAAAAGAATTAAAAATAAAGGCTTTTGCTACTGGAGGAGTAGTGGATAAACCCACTTTGGCATTAATTGGGGAGAAAGGAAGAGAGTATATTATTCCAGAGAGAAATATAAAAAGTGTGGAAATAAAGGAGAGAACCGAAAAATGGAAGAGCTATCAAGAGAAAAAAGAGATCAAAAATAATATAAATGTAAATGTGAGTGGAATAAATATAGAAATAAGTAAAGAAATGAATGATAAAGAAATTGCCGAGAAAATAGGATATCAGATTTTATTTAATATTAAAAGGGCATTGGAGAATAGAGCATGAAGTATGTTATTGCCTTTAAAGATTATAAAAATGAGAAGGAGTTAAGATTACCTGTATTACCTGAGGAGATTGAGGTAAGTATAGGAAAAAATCTTGAGACATCTATTATTCTCAAAAAAGGGGAGGTAGATTTCCCTTATGGGAGTAGGGTTGAAGTAGTGAGGTTTAATTCGTTGTTCCCTGCTGAATTTGATCCTTCATATTGTGAATATACTCCTATTCCTGATCCTATATATTGTGTGGATTTGATAAGAGATTGGAATGAGAAATTTACTCCTGTCGTTTTTGGAATAACTAATTTCATAGATAATAATTATTATTATATTTCAGAATTTAATTATAAATTGAAGGGTGGGACTATCGGGGATGTATATTATGATATTACTCTCAGGAAGTATAGGGAGATAAAAATAGGAGTTAAGAATGAGGAAAAACCGAGAGTAAAAGCTAATGATAGTAATGTGCCGAGAGTTGATAGTAAATCTATACCTTCTAAATATATTGTGAAGACTGGGGACACACTCTCTATTATCGCTAAAAAGCTATACGGGGATAGTCAATATTGGACTAAGATTTATGAGGCTAATAAAAAAATAATAGGAAATGATCCTAATAAAATCAAAGAAGGGATGGTGCTTGTAATACCGAGTGTTCAAAAATAGGTATGAAGTCGTTTATGAGGATAAATATTATCTTGGTGAAGTAATAAAAAATATTACTATAGAGGATTCTTTGGATGAGATTGCTCTTAGATGTGTTATTGATATTGAATATACTCAGGATTATCCTCCTATAAAGCTTGGGGGCTGGCTCAGAATATCGGGGACTCCTTATGGTGTGGATGAGTTGAAAGGACTTGTCTATCATGGGGTTGTGTGGGAGATTGAGAGTAATTGGAGAGAGAATAAAGATATTTCTATAGTTATATATGATAAATGTATATATCTTAAAAGTGAAGAGGAATTTTTATTTGAAAATAATACTACTGCTACACATCGCTTAAAGGAATATTTAAAGGTTCTGAATTTACCTATTTATAAGATACCCGAGACTGGGGTTAAGCTTGAGAAAGCTATTTATAGGGCTCAGAGTATCGCTGAAATGATTAAGAATGACTTGAAGGAGACTGCTCGGAAATCAGGGAAAATGTATAGGGTTATGATGAGGGCTCAGGGTGTAGAGCTTAGAGAGATAGGGGATAATGATAAAGTGTGGGAGTTTTTGACTGAAGAGAATATTATGGAGATTACTCAGAAGAGGACTCTTGAGAATGCTATTACTAAAGTGAAAGTTCTTTATTCTCCATACTCGGAAACTACTAAGTCAAAAGTGCTTTTTGAAAAATCTGGGGATCTATCTTTGGGGCTTATTCAAAAAATTGTTCAGGATGAGAATATTACTAAGAAGGAGCAGGCTGAGAATGTTGCTAATTCTCTCTTGGCTGGCAAAGAGGAAATATTTTCTTTTTCTACTATAGATATAAATGAGATAAGGGCTGGAGATAAGATAAAACTTAATGGGATGGATCTTATTGTATGTTCTGTGAGGCATAATTTGGGGGAGATTGGGAGAATGGATATTACCGCTGGGTCAAAAAATTATGTATGGAGGACTTATTATAAATGAGTATTTATGGGGAGTTCATTGAAGGCTTAAAAGATCTCATCTCAAGATTGATTGATAGAAAAATAAAAGAGGTTGGTTGTGTATTAGGGACTATAACGGATTCTGGTGGTGTGATGCTTGATGGCTATTCATTTGAAATAAAAGATCCTCTCTTTTTGGAATGGGATTTTGTTTTTACTGTCGGGGCTAACAAAATAAAAGGAAATATAGGAAGTGGCTTGATGGCTGGAAATCTACCTGTTCAGGGTGTATTCAATTTTCCTACTACAACAATAAAAATAAATGAGGTAAAAGGAGAAGTAAAGGAGAAATATAAAAAGGGAGATAGGGTTTTATGTATACCTGTCAATTCGGGGAAGGATATAGTGGTGATTGGGAGGGTAGTAAATAAGTGAAAAGTATAAAATTTGATTTCAATAATTTAGATGTAATGATAGATGGAAAAGGGAGTGTAGTCATAGTTGAGGATCTGGAGGCTTTTGCGGAGTGGTGTAAGAAAACCCTCCTAACTGAGAGGTATGTATATCCTATCTATGATCATGATTATGGCGTTGAATTTGAAAGACTTATTGGGAGTGCTTTACCCCGTGATTTCATTGAGGGAGAAATAAAAAGGATTATCAAAGAGGCTTTATCTCAACATCCCTCTTTTGATAGGTGTGAGAATTTTACTTTTGAGTGGAAAGAGGATGAGGTCTATTTCTCTTGCGAGGTGTATATGAAAAATAATGAGTCTTTTACTTTAGAAGGTGAAATATGAAGGATATACCTGATATCCTGAAAAAAACTCAGGAGGATATCTTAGGAAGCTTATTAGGTAATATAAGCGATGAGTATGATAAGACTCAGGGGACTTTTTTATGGGATCTTCTCTCTCCTATTTCAATTGAAATAATGAGTGTTTATATTGCTCTTCAATTCTATTTTCAGAATGCTTTTGTTCAATATGCTACTGGAGAATATTTAGATTTGAAGGGTGAGGAGTATGGAGTATACAGGAAAGGAGCCACTAAATCTACTGGAGAGGTAATTGTAGAAGGAGATGAGGGGACTATTATCCCTGTAGGGACTGTTTTTTCTACTCAGTCAATCAGAGGAGAATCGCCTATTGAATTTGTTAGTATTGAGGAGGTAGTAATTGGGGCTTCAGGAAAAGCTATTGTAAAAGTTGAGGCTAAAGAGGAAGGGAAGAAAGGAAATGTCGGTGCTAATTCTATTGTTCTTATAGGGGATTATATTTCAGGAGTTAGGAAGGTTTATAATCCTTCACCTACTTCAGGGGGGACTGATGATGAAGATGATGATTCATATAGAAATAGAATATTGAATTCTATACAGAAGATACGAACGGGAGGAAACATAAACGATTATGTCTCGTGGGCGATGGAAGTTGATGGCGTCGGGAAAGTTCAAATCATACCGAACAAGTACGGAAATGGCACCGTCGGCGTTTTAATATTAGACAGTAATTATGATTTACCTTCCCCTTCTCTTATTGAAGAAGTTCAAAACTATATTCAACCTCGACTGAAACATAGAAGAGAAGCGGAAAATTTTGCAATAAGCGGATATGGAGTAAGTATTGTAGATTTAGAAGACGACAGCACTCTGAGCATAAAAATGATTTATGACGCACAAGGCAATGGGGAAATCAGTCTTCCGCTTGATTTTCTCGAGAATAAGGGAGTATGGGGCGCGAAGATAAGAATAAAAGTGAACAATAATTCTTCTAATAGCAATCTCTTGAAAGTCTCTTTTGAAGACAGCGATGGGAATATAGCAAAAAGAAGTCCGTTCGGGGGAGATGCAGTCTATATCTACAGAGCGAGCGATTTAAATAGTTATTTTGATTACGTAGATGTCTCGTTTTTTAATGATAAGGTTTATTCACTTATAATCGAGAGACTCGGAGAAGATACGACTACAGAAATTTATATTGATTACGTAGAGGTTTATTCGGGGTTCGGTGTTGCAACGGAGACCGCAAAGGCTCCCGTCGGGGCG